GAAGGTTATTTAAGTTTTGGTTACACATATGAAAAAGACCCATACCAAGTATTTGAAGTGGGAACAGGAAGCGCTCCTTGGGCAACGCCAGAAAGAGACCCAAGAAGACTTATAGATAAATCTATAAGAGAGATAGCTGCTCAAATGGCATTAGGAAGATTTTACACTAGGAGATTGTAATGGCAAATGAAAGAGCGTATACGTCTCGTAGGGCGGGAATAACAACAGCTCTTGCCGAAGCACTAAGTAAAATTGACGGAAGAGGACTTTTTAAGCAATCTGTTGCGGAGACAAGTCCTCGATTAAAGTTTTGGGATGAAGTGGAAGAGTTTCCTGCGATACACTTAAATGCAGGATCAGAAACAAGACAATACCAAACAGGTGGTTATAAAGACAGATTTTTAAATGTAACAGTTCGCTGTTATGTAAATCAAGAAGATTCAGTAGCTGCACTAGATGAGTTACTCGAAGATGTAGAAACTGTATTAGAAGAAAATAGCAAGCTGTTGTACCATGACAGAAATGGTTTAGAACAGCATACGCATCAAATTACTATTATCAGTATTGATACTGATGAAGGTGTTCTCGACCCTCTTGGAGTAGGAGAGATAGTCCTAGAGGTTCGTTACTAGGAAAATTCTGGCACGAACAGACGTTCACGACCCAGTCTTTTCAAGTTCATAGGGAGATAAACTATGGCACAACAATTATATTTCAGCCGTGATACCCGTATGTTTCTTCAGTTTAGAAATACAACTGATAACACGGAGTTGGCCGCTGACTTAGGAAAAGGCGCTTTGTGGGAGATTCCTGTTCTTGACGGATATAGTTTCTCACAGACAACAAACACATCAGAGATAACTCTGGCGGAAATGGAAAGTAGTGCTGGTATTAGTAGACGAGGTCGTCGTATGTTTACAGACTCCTTGGCTCCTGCCGAATGGTCATTCAGCACGTACATTCGTCCGTTTAAATCTCTTGCAGGTTCTGTAGCTTCAGGAGTTAAAGCCGCAGACTCAGCTAACGAAGTACATGCCATAGAAGAAGCACTTTGGGCTTCTATGTTTGGAGCAGATAAGTATGACTCCAGCGCATTTGATTTTGTAAGAAATGTACAGCCTGTTTCAGGAAGTGAGACAGACGTTATTGCTCCTGGAGCAAATAATAGTGTTATTACTATTGGAGAATCTAATAGATCAGCTTTGCATTCTTTTGTTCTTTACTTCTTGATTGATACTGATACTGATAACCCTCTTTTGTATCGTATGCCTGAAGCTATTGTGAATGAGGTTACTGTTGATTTTGACGTTGATGGAATTGCTACTCTTAACTGGAGTGGGTTCGCAAAAGAAATACAAGATAGAACAGCAAATGTTAAAATAAATGCAGGTACTACAGTAACAGTTGCAAATGCACACGGTACAGGTGAAAATCTGGCTCTGGGTGACATTATTATTGATACAAACAATAGTAGAGCAGTTCATATTGCAACTAACGTATCCTCAACAAATGCAACAATTTTACAAGCAATTGATGAGTCTACTACAAGTACTTCAAACTTTATCAGAAACCGACTAACTGCTGTAGATATTGAAACAGCAGATGGAGCAGATAAAGTATCTGGAACATTCCCAGGAAGTTTTGTAACTGTTACAGGACTCACAAAAGCTGATCCTGCGGTTGCAACTGCTACCGCTCACGGCTTTTCAGTAGGAGATGTGGTACGAGTAACAGGAACTTGTGGAATAACAACTGGCGGTACTGATGTTCTTGATGGACAGGATCTTACAATTACTGCTGTTGCAACCAATACATTTACAATAGGTGCTTTGGATACGTCGGGTTCAAGTGGTTCATTTAGCGGAACTCCAGTTGCCGCAAACGGTAAATACAGTCTAACATTGACTGGAGGTAGTTTTAATATTGGAAACAATATTACATACCTCGTACCAGAAGAACTTGGTGCTATCAACAAGCCGCTTGAGCACGTAACAGGAACACGTACTGCTACAGGTAATGCAACCTGTTATTTAACGCTTGAAGACACTGATACTTCAGCAGGTACCTCACGACAGTTCTTTAATGACTTAGTGGGAACGAATGCAATGAATAAAGTTGTGAATAAATTTAAGGTAACAATGCATATTGGTGGATCTGCCGCTACAAGCAACAACACCGATCCCGCACTTAAAATTATATTCCCAACTGCACATATTGAAGTACCGACACACTCAGTTGAGGACATAATATCCTTGGAGACAAACTTCACAGCACTTCCAACTGATTTTGGATCTGCGGATGAAATAACTGAACTTCGATATTACCCACCTGCAACATACTAAGGATAAGGGGCTTCGGCCCCTTTTTCCCCTCACCCCACAAAAATAATTCTTGACATTTTTTGTGTTTTACCGTATAATTAAATTTTTAATAGGATATAGAAATGCCCGAAACAGTAGATAAGAAACCCCCAGTTAGCCTTAAGAGTCTTATGACTCCGAGTAAGACAGTAGCAGTAGAGTTCCCTCGCTTCAAAGATATGACAGTTGATCTGTGTTATCTAGCAAGAGAAGAGCTAGTTAAACTTCGTAAAAAGTGCTTAACTACAAAATGGGATAAAAAAACTCATCAGCCTATTGAAGAATTTGACGATGAAAAATTTATTGTAGAGTATTGTAAAGCAGTAATTAAAGGGTGGAAAGGTTTAAAATATTCATACCTAGAAGAGCTTCTTTTGGTGGATATAAGCGGCCTTAATCCTGAAGATTGCTTGCCCTATACTCAGGACAATGCAGAGTTGTTGATGAAAAACGCCAATGACTTTGATACATGGGTTACGGAGACAGTAGGTGACCTCGAAAATTTTACTGGAAGCAAGTAGAGGAAATACGTTCTCTACTTACTAGATTTATAAAAGAACAAGGAAGTATTGATCTTGAGAAATACTTACTTGTCTGTGAACAACTAGGGCAAACACCTGATCCTTCAAAAATGCCGCTTGATATTTCGACGTTTCCGGACGAAGTTCAAGTGGCTTTTTTTATGTTTAATCTATTGTCGGATCGCTGGGAGGGAATGTCAGGATCGTACATGGGAAAAGATTGGTCACACTGTGAGCACTTATTTTCTTTGTATGAAGTAGAAGAACCTACAATAATTATGTATTTTATGAAAATGTATGAGAACTTGCTTGTAGGATATAGACTAGAAGAAGCGGAGCGCAAAAGAAAAGCAGAAGAGCGTAAGAAACAAACAGCGGGTAAAACATTCACCCATAATGTAAGAGGATAATGGCTAAGAAAAATCAAGTTTTTATAGATGTAGTAGTTGATGACAAAGGCACGACAAAACGTGTTGCTGTCAATGCGAAAAAGCTTGGCTTAGAGCTTGATAAAGCAGGTGTTGCCTCTGATAAAACTACAAAAAACACTGAAAAACTCAACAAATCAAATAAAGATTTAGATAGAAACTTACGTGGGACGGCAAAGATGACGTCCAACAGCACAAAAGAGTTTTCAAAAATGCAACAAGGCATGGGAGGTCTTGTAGGTGCATATGCCACTCTTGCTGCTCAGGTGTTTGCAGTTTCTGCCGCCTTCCAATTTTTACAAGTTGCAAGTGACTTTCGAAACCTTATCTCAGGTCAAGAAGCCTTAGGAGCAGTAACTGGAGTTGCTTATAAAACTATTACAGAAAATATTATTGCAGCAACAGATGCACAAATACAATATGGGGAAGCTGCTAGAGCCGCAGCGATAGGTACTGCAGCAGGTGTTAGTGCCTCACAGTTAACAGATTTAGCAAACGCAGCTAAAAATGCTTCCTTTGCTTTAGGTCGAGATTTAACAGACTCTTTTAACCGTCTTATAAGAGGTGTTACAAAAGCAGAACCAGAACTCTTAGACGAACTAGGTATTATTCTTCGACTTGAAACAGCTACAGAAAAATACGCTAGGTCTATAGGAAAAACTCGAGAAGAGCTAAATGCTTTTGAGAGAACGCAGGCTGTTGCAAATGATGTTCTAGCGCAAGCTGAGAGAAAGTTTGGGGCAATCGAGGAACTTATGGATCCTAATGCCGCAGCTTTAAATCAATTTACAAAATCTTTTGACGATTTAATAAAATCTTTTCAAGTAGGTGTAATAGGAGGCCTTACTCCTATTCTTCAATTTCTTACTCAAAATACTACAGCTCTTGTAGCAACTCTTACTCTATTAAGTTTACCAATTTTGAAAGCAATACTTCCAAGCATGAGAGCTTGGAGAGATGAGTCAAAATTAGCTGCTGAGGAGTCTAAGCAGATGGCTTCGACATATAGAGCAAGCCTAGACAAGATGACCGCAGACTTGGCAGACAGTCAAGCAGCGCGACAAGCCATTGCGGATAAAGCAGCAAAACAAGCAGCCAAAGATATTAAAGCACAAGGAAGCAAAGTTCCTGCAGGGGGCGGTCTTGCATTCTTAATGGGAGAAGGAGGAAGCCAAGGAGCCGCAGCTAGAATATTAAAAGGAGCTAGAAAACAATTTGATGATTTTGGGAGGATAACAACAGGTGCATTAGAGGGTTATAATGAACAGCAATTAAAAAATTTAGAAAACAGTTATAATAAAAAAGCAGCTGTTGCTCGTAGCACTACCGCAAAAATAACAGGATTCTGGGATAGGTCAACTGCCAGAATACTAAATGGTTGGAACAGGCTAGGTATAGGTTGGAACAAAGTAATGGGCGGGTTGCAAACTGCTGCTGCTGCAACTGCTGTTGCTGTGAATGCAATATTTGCTGTAACCGCAATCATAGGAGCTATATCGCTAGTGATTTCTGGCTTTACTTCTTTGTTAAGTATTTTAGGCCTTACGAACAAAGAACTAGAAAGACAAGAAAAACTTATAGAGGGAATGTCTGGTAGATATGATACTCTTATTGAAGAAATAGTAAGAGCTAGAAAAGCCAGAGAAGAGCTTTTAGCAGGAACTCAGATTACGTCAAATATAGGGCAAACTTTACAAAGCATAGACATACCAAAATTTTTATCAGATGCTGCAACACTTAGAACTCTCGATGAAAATGCTGACGGCTTTGAAGAGTTTGAGGAGAGAGTACAAAAAGTTGCTGTTGAGTTGGGTAATATAGACCCAAGATTCAAATCTTTAGGAGTTTCAATACTGAATAATAAAGCAGTAACTTTTGAGGCAGCACAGGGGTATCAACAAGTTGCAAATGAGTTAATAGATTTAGGTCAGACAGTAGATGGGTTACCAGAAAAATTTAATGAATTTGATAAGGCTGTACAAGGGCTAACCAAATCCCTCGTTAAAAATAGCCCCTTGCAAGCAGTAATAAAAACAGGAGAGTCATTAGAAAAAGACTTACAAACAAACTTTCTTGAAGCACAAAAAAAGTATGAAGACCAAAATGCGGCGCTCATAAAACAAAATAACCTTAGAAACGAACAGCGTAAAAGAGATAAAGAAGCGTTTGGTGACGATATTAAGGGTCTTGAAGAGTTTAATAAACTTACTTTTGAAGCACAGAGAAGAAGGAGAGTGGGTTTAATTGGAAATATTGGCTCAGAACAGGTGCGAGGCTTAAGAAGCCCACAAGAAATAAAAAATATGGAGGATGCAAAAGAAGCGGCTAGAGCACTAAGGAAGGAAAGAGAAGATGAGCTTAAACTGCAAAGAAGATACAATATTACTGTTGGAAAATTTGAAGAAAAAAGGGTAGAAGCACAAGAAAAACTAAATGCGCTACGAGAAAAGTCAACAGAGCTTCTAAATGCAGGTGTTTCAGCACAAGGAAAACTAGACAATCTTGCGCAGAGAGAGCTTGCTAATCAAGAAAAACTGGAAAAAGCTAGACAGGTTGCTAGAGATGCAGAGCTTGCAGTAATACAAGCTGAAAAATCTAGTAAAACACCTGAAGAAATACAACAGCAAAAAGATTTAAAAGATATAGCTGATTCCAGATTGCGATTAGCAGAGCGACAAAATACAGTAGAAGCGGCTCGTATAGCAGCAAAAAGAATAGAACTAGAACTAGAAAGAGACTTGCTAAGTACAAGACAAAGAATTGCAAATCTTGAAGCAGGAATTGCAGGCGCCAGAATACAACAAGAAGCAGATAATCAAGGGTTAGGTTCAAGAGGCTTTAGAAATGCTTCTCAAAGAAGACAAGACCAGATAAAAATACTAGAGGATGAAAAAACTTTAGCTGTTGAAAGAGGAAGAGTGGCTTTTAACACTTATAATGCAGAAGTTACAAGACTGCAACAGCTAGAGGAAGATAGACTTACTCAAGGGAAACGAGCCCCAACACAATCAGAGTCTTTAGCCGCTTTTGAACTTGCAGTCTCACAAGCAGATGCAGGTGCAGCAGGGACAGGACTCGCACAAGCAGAAAATGATATTGCGCAGGCAAATCTTAATTTAAACCAGGTAAAAGATATAGGAAAAGCTTTAGCCGATAATAATCAGAAAAAAATAGAACAATTAGAATTTGATAGAGAAGCTGTTGCTCTTGGTAGAGAGGCAAAGGTTTTTGCTCAGTTATATAAGGAGCAAAGACAGGAAGGATTAGAGCCCGAAGAGATAAATGTAGAGTTATTAAAACAACAAGCAAAATCTATGAATGACTTAGCTACTGCGACAGAAAGACGCCAAGCAATTTTTGATAGTATTGAGCAAGGCTTTGAGGGTGCTTTTACTTCTATAATTGATGGTACGAAAAGTGCAAAAGAAGCATTTGCAGATATGGCAAAAAATATATTAAAACAACTTGCAAGAATAATTGCAGAAATGATAACTGCAAAAATTCTTTCAAGCAGTCTTTTTTCCTTCTTTGGTTTTGGTGGAGGAGGAACTACTCCTCCTATATCCGCAGCGATGGGTGGTGTTGTTTCTATGGATAAGAAGAAACAATACGCAGGAGGCGGCTATACTTCTCCTATGAGAGACTATAGTCGTGGCGGAGTGGCAAGGGGCCCTCAACAGGGATATAATGCAGTTCTTCATGGAAATGAAGCAGTTGTTCCTCTTCCAGATAATCGTCATATTCCTGTAGAATTAAGTGGAGGAATGGGACAACAAAATAATGTTACGGTAAATGTAAATATGGATAGTGCAGGAGCTCCCCAAACTTCAAGCCAATCAAATGGTCCAAATGCCGAAAGAATGGGCCAACTAATTGCAAAAGCAGTACAAGATGAACTTCAGAATCAAAAACGTTCGGGCGGAATACTTAGCCCCTATGGAGCAGCATAATGGCAATAGGATTTGTAGGATCAGGCAAATTATTCACACCTGATAAAACTCTTGCTCGAAATCAAACTCCTCGTGTTCGTAGGCAACAATTTGGAGATGGATATGAGCAAAGACTTGCAGAGGGTATAAATAATGTTGTAGAGAGCTTTCAAGTAACTTTTGTAAATAAACCAAAGATAGATGCGGACGATCTTGCAGCTTTTTTTGAAACACAAGGAGGAGTAACTGCTTTTGACTTTACGTATCCCGATACGAATTCTACGTCTACAACTACCGCCACTCTTTCTTCAGGGCCTTCGAATAGTTTAACTTTAGAAATTACTGAGGCAAATCCTGCTATAGCTGTGGGCGCTACAGTTTCGGGTACAGGAGTTGATGGCACACCAAAAGTTACAGAAAATCAGTCTCCTACAGCTACTATAATTGTTGATACTCTTCAAACAATCAACAATGGCACAGTTTTAACTTTCACACATTCAAACGAAAGAACAGTAAAAGTTGTGTGCGAAAACTGGACAATAAATTACTCTAACTCTGATCATTACAGTATACAGACACAATTTAGAAGGGTGTATGAACCATGAGCCAAGAATTAGCAGTAGACATTGCAAAGCAAGAAATTAGTAGTGGATATCTTGAGTTTTTTGAGCTCGAAGTAGGAGAGGGATCAAACAATGTTCTCTTTTTTCATGATGGAAAAAATGAAAACGCAGAAGATATAACTTACGATGGAAATACTTACATAGCTCTTCCCCTTTTACTAACAGGAATTGAAATAACAAGCTCAGGTGCAGCAAACAGACCTACTATTACCATTGCTAATGTTGAATCTATGTTAAAAACAGGATCAAAATTTAAGACCCAGATGGAAGACGGAACATGGGATGCAACAGTTGATGACGAGCTTATAGCAGCAGCAGATTTTAAACTAGATGATTTAATAGGGTCAAGGTTAACGAGAAGAAGAACTTTAGAGAAATACCTGTCAAGCAGCCCTACAGTTGAATTTCCCACAGATGTTTATATAATTGATAGAATACAGCAAAAAACAAATTTGTTTGTTACTTTTGAACTTGCTGCTCCATTTGACCTTGCGGGAGTTAGAGTACCCGCAAGAACAGTAGTCGGAAAGTATTGTGGTTGGGAATATCAAGGAGCTAGATCAGAGCTAATAGCGTCCGACAGGAGAGGTGCTTGTATTTGGAAAAGAAATGCACAAATAGATGATGGAACTAGCACATATACTCTTTTTGTAAATGAACATGATGAGCCTATATTACAGCTTTCATCGCTTGGAACAGTAAATGCTTGGTCGAATTCAACATCGTATGCTTTGGATGCCTTTGTTACTAAAAATAATATATACTATCAATCTAAGGCTGCGTCTAACCAAGGAAACGATCCAGAAGCAGGAGAAGTATTTTGGAGGGTGGTAAGAGTCTATACAACATGGTCAAGTGGGCAAAGCTATACTGTGGATGCTACAGACACCAAACGCAATTCAATAGTTTTAAAAGATAATGTAGTTTGGCGAGCAGTAGTAGCGCATACTTCAACCAATGATAATGCTCCAGCGGCGGGGGCTTCTTTTTGGCAAAGAGCTGATGTCTGTGGCAAACTATTACAATCTTGCAAGCTAAGATACCAAGCCATAGGTGCAACAACTGCCACTGGCAATGATTTCATACCTTCAACTGAATTATCAACTAAGGCAGTTTTACCTTTTGGGGCCTTTCCAGGAACAAGAAAGTTTAGATAGTGAATTTTTTACAGGAAATAGAAGAGCATTTTAAAAAAGAATACCCTAGAGAAGGCTGCGGTGTTATTTCTGTAGTTCAAGGAAAGCAGAAGTGGTTTCCTTGTACAAATATAGCAGAAGAAAACGATCATTTTATAATAGATACTCAAGAGTATTTAAAAATAGCAAGAACTTCGGATATTATAGCTATAGTTCATAGCCACCCAGATCAGTCTGCAGAACCAAGTGAATTAGACATAAATAACTGTAATGCTATGGGCAAAAAATTCTATATATTTAGCTACCCAGAGATGGACTTAAAAGTTATAGAGCCTGAAGTAGATACTACTGAACTTTATGGTAGAGAGTATGAGTTTGGAAAAGCAGACTGTTTTGAAGCAATGCGAGATTATTTACTTACTCAAAATATTGAGCTACCTCCAAGAGCAATGTTTGTAGAAGACTATTGGGATAAAGGTATAGATTATTTTTATGACGATATGGTTAAAAACTGGGGAGGACACCCTGTAAATATTGAAACTGATTTACAAGTAAATGATGTTTTAATTTTTAAAATTTATTCAGATTTGAATAATCATTGTGGTGTTTACTTAGGAAACGATATTTTTTATCATCACGCAGAAAATAGACTATCCTGTAGAGAGAACATGTATCCAAAATGGCATAAATGGTTAGTAGGAGCATATAGATATGCAGCGTAATGTTTACATAGAGGGAGAAATGGGAGAGCTGTTTGGGCATCGGCACAGTATAAATGCGCCCACAATACGAGATGTATTTAAACTAATAGATGCAAATCATTCAGGCCTTAAAAAGTATCTATTAGACTGTCATGATAAAGGAGTTGGATTTGCAATAGATGTTGCAGGCAATGAAATAGAATATAATGAAGAATTATTACTTCCACTACATGAAGGAGACATTACTATTACTCCCGTTCCAGAGGGAGCAGGAGGTGGATTTAAAAAGATATTGGCTGCTGTAGCAATTGCTGCCTTTGCTTTCTATGCTCCTACTTTATTTGTGCAGCAGGCAGGCACGGGAGCTGCTGCAGCTGGTGCAACCAGTGCAGCAGGTACAGTAGGAGTAGCAGCAAGTGGAGGTTTAATAGCTGGGGGCGGTTTTATACAAATGGCCCTATACGGATTAGCAGTTAATTTAGCTTTAGTAGGTATACAGGAAATGATGGCTCAAGATCCTTCGGTTGATTCAGATCAGGAAGAATCTTATTTATTTAATGGACAAGAACAGAATATTATTGAAGGAGATCCTGTACCTGTTCTATATGGGAAACTAGAAGTGCCAGGACAGCCTATAAACTTTGAACTTTCTAATTTTGCTCCCGACTCAAACAGTAATGGGCCTTTTCAAGAGGGAATTGACGGGGATACAGAAATGGAGAATATTATAAACTCTAGTGGAAGTATATATGCTGCTATCTATACACAAGGGGGCGGTAATACAGGGGGGCACTTAGATTAAATGAGCACACAAGCGGGATTAACAGCACGAGACAGAAGAAAATCATCTTTTGGAAATGATGTGCTTATACAAGCAACATCAACTTCTGATCGTCAAAATATTATTCTGTCTGAAATAATTTCAGAAGGAGAAATTCAAGGTCTTGCAGAGGGCGGTTCTAGTATATTTTTGAATGGAGATCCTCTTTTTGACATTGGCGAAGCCCCTTTTGTTCCTCCAGTCACTACTACTGCATCTTGTTCTGATAATAGCACAGCAGTCACTCTGACTAGCTCGGTTTCTCAAACAAAAACAGATGAAGATGGCGACTTATTTCTCGGAGTAAAAGAAGCTCTAGAAGGAACAGTAGAGTTATCTAGTGTAGGCTCTAGCATAGAGCAAGCACAGTCAATATCTTGGGGTCTAACTGCAACACTAACAGCTACAACTAATATCTTTCAGGATACAATGGTTCATACTCCAAGTGAGTATGGTATGATAAGTGCAAAAAATTTAGCACACGGAGATGCTTTAATTGAGCTTACTCTGTCACACAGTAGACAAAAGTTAGTAGGGTATGTAAGCAATTTTACTAGTGCTACTGTAGTTCAATTTAAAACGAATAAACTATCCGCGAAAGAAAATTATCTTCATACGAGTGATACGGCGAATGGAAATAGCCATAAGATTAAGATTACTCTCTTTTATAAAATTTCTGCAATTAGCGGAACAAGTGTAACTCTTGCCTCTGCATCAACGATTGCTTTTAGTGGAAAAAACATATATTTTCAAGGTCCTGTTGCTGCTCCTGGTCTTCAACAGAATAAAAAGTATCCTGGCTCTACTTATGAATTTAGAACAGGAACTATAGCACAAACTCCTTTGGGTGGTATTATTGGAGAAGGAAATACTTCAATCCCATTAAATGTGCCTTCAGGAACTCTTGAAAAAGATGTTTCCAAAACTATAACATCCGATGCGCTAACTGGAGGACAGAAACGAGAAGTTGACAGAGTTCGAGTTCTTCTTTCTTATCCTCAAGGTTTCTATGCTTATGATGAGAGTAATGGTAGAGACCACACTATAGGTATAGCATATAGAGTTGAAGTTGGTATAAATAGGGGATCTGGTTTTACTTTTGTTTCTGCAGGAGGACCAAACGAACCAAGAGATAGAGTTAGTGGAATAGGTACTGCTACAGAAAATCTTATGGCACACGCAGGAGTCCAAAAGACTGCTCAAACCCTAGAGTTCAATGTAGATTTAGCACCTTTTCAGCCTTTTACAGATTTTTCTATAAGAGTTACTCGCATAACAAATCATGATGGTAGACCTAATCGCGGCCTTGGAAGGGGGCAAGGGCACGAAGGGAGTTTAAGTAACTTTCCTACAGAGGATAAATGGAAGCATATTTCTGCCTCTATCATAAGTTCTGCGAGTGCAATACTTACTGAGAGGTTAAATTTTCCTCATACTGCTGTTGCATCTTTATCTTTTAACTCAAAACAGTTTCCTAATCTTCCTCGACGCTCGTATGAGGTAAAAGGACTTAAAGTATCTGTTCCATCAAACTACATAACAAGAGATGAAAATACTACTACAGAAGGCAGAACTGTAGGCGGTGTTGTATACCCAGAAGAAACAGTAGCATTATATAGTAGAAATGTGAGCACGGGTGTTCCCGTAGTAGACGGTAGCAATAATCCCTTACCGCAAGCATGGGATGGAAATCTTAGGGCTGATAAAGTTTATACAAATAATCCTGCTTGGGTATTTTATGATATTCTCACTAATAATAGGTATGGATTGGGAGAATTTTTAAAAGCACAAGATATAGATGTGTATTCTCTTTATAAAATTGGAAAATACTGCGACGAACTTGTTCCCGATGGAAAAGGTAGCAAAGAGCCTCGATTTACTGCGAATCTTTATTTTCAAAAAGCTACTGATGCTTATAAAGTTTTAAAAGATGTTGCGACTATTTTTAGAGGTATGCTTTATTGGATGGATGGTTTAGTAAGCCCGATTATAGATGAAGCAAAAGAACCGATATACCAATTTTCTAAATCCAATGTTATAGACGGTACTTTTCAGTATGAAAGCACAGGAAGCAAAACTCGTGCAAATCAATATATTATATCATGGAATAATCCTGCTTCTAATTATAAACTTGAACCTTTAATTGTTGAAGATCGTGAAAACATAATAAAAACAAGAAAACTTATAAAAGAGACTGCAGTTGCTTTTGGCTGTACTTCTGAAGGTCAAGCTATAAGGTATGGAAGGTGGAAACTTTGGACAGCAATAAATCAAACAGAAATAGTTAATTTTGAAACAGGAATAAATGCAAGTTTTTTGACTCCTGGGGATATTATAAATATTTCTGACAGTGATGACTTTAACATACCTTTTAGTGGAAGAGTGAGTTCATACACAGAATCAGGAGGCAACTTTCTCACGCTTGACAGAAATATAGATTCTTTTCTTCCAACTTCAGGCTACACTTATGAACTGTCTGTTATTATTCCAAAAAATGCAGCTATTCTTAATCAAGAGTCCGCTACAATCAATGGAGCCACTTTCAATAGGGGGGATATAGTTACAACTGCCAGAACTGTCTCAGGAGGTTCTCAAACAACTTTAGTTGTTTCTAGCTCCGCAACGACTGAGTTGAATATATGTAATGCTTTGGATGACAGTAATAATTCTGTATCTCTTTTACTAAATGACTCTACTGTTGTTCAGGAAAGAACTCTTACTGGAACTTCAACAGTAGGAGGTGTGACAGTGCAAGTTCCTGCTGCCGCAGTTGATGGAAAAACAAAAATTCAATTGTCTACAGGGTTGGACGAAGATAATGTGGCTCATCTGCCAGAAGCAATTTGGGCTATAAAACAAATAGCCTCCACAGGAGTAGAAACTTTATCTTCTCCGAAACAATATAAAATATTGGCTATTGCACAAACTGGAGAAGATGGAAATTTTGCAATATCCGCAGTAGAGCATTATAACGCAAAATTTGATTCAATCGAAGAAGATTTTAGGCTTTCTGTTGTTGACCCCGTTTTTCCTCCAGAAACAGCTCGTACTACTCCTCCAGCACCAAAAAACTTAAGAATACTTAGAATTTCAACTCCACATAAGGAGGGAGAGGAAGTTCTTATACAATGGGATCCACCTGATAACTATGATACGCTTGGGGGATTTGTTGTTACGCACAATTTTACTGATAATCTTCAAAATGTTGAGGTTAAAGCCTCGGCAACAGACACAAGCCTTCCAATAACAAATATACGAGATAATACATATAGAGTACAAGTAAGAACAGTAAGTGGCTTGGGACGAAGGTCTAGACCTGTAACTCAACATATAGCAATTAGAGATGTATTTGCAGGAGGAAATAGACTTCATGGTTTAAGTCAAGGTGGTGTTTGTACATCTGCTATTGACATAAATAGAAGCACGGGAAATGTTTTCTTTAAGAAAGAGTCCTATCGAATTGGTTTACAACCACTTACATTTTCTTTATTTGATGGAACAACTGTATCTACTCTTCTATCTAATAACTCAAGCAATGCTTTATCAATTAGCCAGTCCGTTGCAGGTCTTTCCAGCGGGTCTTATACTGGCTTCAAAGATTCTAATAATGCTGCAACAGGACACTTATTTTATGATATTTCTAATGTATCTCATGGATCAAATGACCCTCTTAGATTGATTGCGTGGAAAAGAGATGATAACTTAGACATTTCTTATTGGTTTGATGCAGATAAGTTCATTGCGGATTCGAACAGTATTTGGACAAATTTAAGTGGTACAGTTGCCGTCGAAGCAAGTTCAAATAAAGTAGTTGGAACAAACACAAGTTTTACAAGCCTAACTCCTGGTAGGGTCATTAAGTTTTCTTCGACCCAAGCGGCAAGAGTTACGTACATAGAAAGCGATACTGTTTTGTTTCTGGACAGGAGTTTTACTTCGGCTGTAAATGCAGGAACAACTGCACAAGGAGATGAACTTAACCCAGACTTTTTAAAAGATTTTATCATAGCAGACGTCACATATGATCCAAGTGAATCCGCTTCTGTAAGATATGAACTAAAACCGCATCTTACACTTACGAGTCCTTTGGCTGATAACTCTCGTGCAGTTGTCGCTACTCCAAATGTATCCTCTCTTATGTATGGAAGCGATGGGACGATTAAAACAGCCTTTGACAATATTACATTAAAGATTCAGACAGTAGGCTTTGAAAATCCTCAAGTAAAAGTAAACGGAGCAGGATTTAGTCAGACAGACCAAACTGCTCAGACAAGTTTTAGTGCGATCTCTTCAGAGCCACACTCTGTAACTCTGCACAGTGCTGCGAATGACGGTGCAAATCCAATTACTTTTGCTGACGGGGCACTTGTATTCACTGTAACGGTACAAGAAGAATTAGATACGAGTATAACAGCGACAGAAACTGTTACTATCACCAAAGCGCAAGAGGAAGCAGGCGGAGCAAGCAGAACAGCTTCGGGGTATCTATATTACAATACTCAGCAAGCAAATGCTCCTTCAGCTCCTTCAAATTCAAGCGTGGCCTACAACTGGTCAACAGGACTAATGTCGGGCGGTGTCATAGGCACGGGTGCTACAAACTGGAATCAAATCGCTCCTACTGCTACAGGCGGAACAAGCGACTCCAAGATGTGGTATATATACTACAATGTAGTTCAGTCAGATCCCTCTGACAGCACGACTCAACCTTCTTTTGGTACTGTAGTTTATGCAGCAACAAACTTCACAGGGCTTGTAAGATTTACAGGCACAGGTGCTGTTGCAGACGGCTCTGGAAACGGGTTAAGTTTTGGATCAAGTGGTACAACAGAAATTGATGGAGCAAATATTACAACGGGTACTATCAATGCTAACCGTATTTCATTGACAGGAAAAAATATCTCTGAACTAAATAATAACTCAGGGTTTATAACTTCGTCCTCTTTGTCCGCCTATATAACAACGAGCGCAGCAAATGCAGCTTTTGCAACTATTGCCTCTTTAAATGCTAAACAAGATGCATCAACAGCTTTGACAACTGCTACAAGTGGTTCAAATCTAACTAACTTTAATGCTATCGCAACAGCAGGTGGAATCGGCTTCAAATCAGACTTAGTTACAGATATAACATCAAAAGTTAATGAAGAGTCTAATTCTACTGTAATATCAAACTTTGCAAGTGCATTAACATCAACAGGTCTTGCATTAAGTGCTAATACTCCTTTTGGTAGCGCTTCTACTGTGGTTGGAGCAGGAAGACTTAAACTTCAATCGGGCGGCTCTGGAACAACAAGCAGTAGCAGAATCATGATTAGTGCCGCAGAACAGGCAATACAAATTATTGACGGAGGAACACTGAGAGTGCTCATAGGTAACTTAAGCAGCACTACTCCTCTAACATAGATTTAACCACCGAAAAATAAAACTTGACTAAACAGGTCCTTTGAGATATAATTTCAAAATGGAGAAAATACATGAGTG